AATCAAGGAACATCTTTGGCTAATTTTACTCAAAGCGTCAACCTCAATTCAGGTACCACTTTTCCTTACCCAACTTTAGTTCCAGGAGTCATTGCCTGGTCGAGTGCTGAATCTGGTATTGATACTGCACCGGTAGCACCAGTTACTGCCGCAGGAAAAATTATTGGTTTTTCTCTTGCACCTTATGATTTGAATAATATTGATCCTGTCACTATAATCAATCGTTTGAACGACAATGATGAATTCAAACAAATAAGACAGTCTATCATTAATGCTATCAGACAAAATCCAAAATTTTCTGATCCAGCGTTAGCTGGACCTATTGAATCTGCTGTTGATAGTGGTTTGCAAGCGATTGCTCGCAGTTTTATTAACAAACACCGTGCAATTAATCCCACAAATGTACAAAATAGTACTGGAATTAATCTTGCTAATTTGAATACAATCCAAACTTACACTGGTGGCAAACCAACTCCCAAACTTGATGCTTTGCTCACAAAAGCAATGGGTGGAGCAGCTGCGCCCGCTCCTGCTCAACCAGCAAATCCTGGTGCGGCTCTCGGTGCACCTCTACCTCTTCCTCTTGGTGAAGCCGGTGCGGCAGCAGACGATTCTAAAATTTATGTTACCCAAGACGAAGTCACTGAGGCCCTAGATGAAATTTCAAAATTGAACATCAGAAAAGAAGAAAAAATCGTTTTAAACTCTTTGGTGCTTGGAGCTTTGTATCATCCAAAACGATTCACACCTGCTGTTGCAAATGATATTTTAAACAGCTCCTTCAGTTATTATGAACCCGTTTTGGCACGTTATAATGATGTTAAGAATGCTACTGCTCAATCATATCAGCAAGATTTCATTAATGGTTTTGCTCGTGGAAGTGGAAATTTGTCTTATGGACAGGCTGGATATTCCCCTGCAGGACCTGCAGGCCCTAAAACAAGCAACTTGACAGATCCTGAAATCTTGGATTTCTATAAAACTCAAATAGTACCCAACAAATCATTCTATGAGAAATATTTCAACGTTCTCAAGCTCAATGGAGAAAAAGCCGTTATTGGTGATCCACAGGTTGATGCCACACCTGGTAACTACAGGCTCAATGTTTTGAAGTACTTCGGAAGTGCCCTTGTTGGAGGATTGCATATGAACGGTGGTGATCCCAATTTGAGCGATTTGGCTTTCGTACAAAACATTCCTTTGTTCCCTAGCAATGGATCAGTTGGAAACATCTGGTTGAGTCCTTCAGATTTTGTTTCTGTTGCTGACATTAACAGTGGTCTTGTTGGAAATCCACCTTCCGATGCACTTTTGAATATTTTCAGAAGCACTTACACAACACCTGGTGAAAATTTGAACATTTTGGGTAAGCAAGTCATTCAGTCCAATGCAATTAGAACTGCGCTGAATCTTCCTGGAGCTAACATTAATTTCAATAACTTGATTAATGCTGCAAATGCTTCCTTGAAGTATGCTGGTGGACCTATTGCTTACAACCAATGGGTTAATGGAGAATACAAGTTGAGGTCTTACTTGAATAGATATAATTCCGAATGGCGCCGCACTGGAACTGATTTTGTTAGATATCAAAATGGTGCACCTGTTGCTACAATGCCTGCTGATTCATGTGCTATGATTAAGAATAGTACATCAGAATGTTTGCAAACCCTCGAGCAATGTTTGGCATCTGGAAGTGCTAACTGTACAGGTTTGTTGAACTTGTCTTATGAGGTTAATGCTCCTTTGAGTTCAATTCGCGATCAGATCACAAAGATGAACCCTAAGATTGCTTTGGCCATTCTTAACAAACTTCATTTTGGAAGCTACATGTCTGATCATACTGATACTTATCATGGAATGCGTTATCGTAAAGTTCAGGATGTTGGAGATTGGATCAGAGAATGGATGGAAGGTAACAAATGTGATCCCGCTATCACAAGAGCTCCTGTTCCTGGTTGCGAGACTCTAAGACAAATGTTGGGTCCTCAAATGATTGATATTCTCACTCAAATGGTTGGAAACAAGGCAAAACATGGTTTCTTCAATTATCTTGATGTGTTGGTTCAATATGTTAACTCCATTCCTCAATTGTTGAATCCTGCTTTTGAGTCTGCTGCTGATCAAACTGGAGCTGACTATCCTCCTGTGAATGATGCTTACAAGATTTATCAATGGAATGATCCCAGACCTAGGTTGTCTTTAGCTGATATCAGAGCTCGTTCTCTATGTCAAGAACAAGAACTTCAACGCCTGAAAGCTTCTTTGATGAAGGGAACCAAGGGACTCGATGCACGCACGTTGTTGGGAGCAGTATCCAGCACTCCCATTGGAACCAGCTTCCCTCTTAATAGACTTTCCCTCAGTACAACATTGCCAATTGATCCATTCTCAGTTTATGGACCCACAAGTCTCCCTGGTTCAACCTTCTCTGGTTTTGCTGGTCTTAACGGTTTTACTGCAGCTCAATCAGGTTTGTTGCCTTTGCCTAACTACATTGGTTTGAGAGGAGGTCACTACAATAGCTACGGTGATGAAGAACAACAAGGATCTTACTTACTGACCAATACTTATGAGGATCTACTAAAGTCTTTGGGAGCTATTGTGGTTGGTGGAAATGTGCACCAAATCAACCCTACTTCTGATCAGAAAATCAGAACTGCCTTAGATAACCTCAGAGCTGCTGAAGAAGCTCTTAGAGAAGAAATTAAAACTAAAATCCGCGCCATGGAAATTCACAGATTGTCTAATGGCTTTATTGATACATCAAATAAGTCTGAAGCTGAATTGGAATCAATTTATTCTACATATCTAAGCCCTATTCAAAACCAGGCTAATATCGTCAATTCGAATGCCCTCAATGCAATCAATTACATGATCAAGCTCGCTCAAGCTGTTGGCACAAAGGCCGGATCTCCTGGTGCTATTTTGTCTCCCACAATTGAACATGGAAGACCTCTTGGAGCTTATAGTGGGTTCTAGGCGAAGCAATCTCACAGATAGGCGAAGCAATCTCACAGATAATTTTTCTAAAAAATCAATTTTCATAAAAAAATTGATTTTGGAAATGCTTACAATACCACGATTTATACAAAAAAATCACTATTCTTTGTAGTTTACACAAGTTCAGCTACTCAGCGATATCGATTAAATTATGGCAGAAGTTGATCAACAAATCAGTTCTAATGGTCAAACAGCCATCCAGAAATGCAAAACAACACTTGTTGATACTTTTAACAAGGTAAGAAACGCTTTGTCTTTTACAGTTTACGAACAAAAAGCTAGAGCTGTTCCTTTAGAACAACTTGAAACATTTGTAAGTGAAAATAAGCACATGACTTGCTTATTTTTGAGATTCAAATTGTCAAAAGTATCTGAAAGTAACACTGCGTACAGCAGCCCAGATATGTTCCTTATTGAGAATTACTTTGAGCCTGCACAGTTAGCTGATGCTTTGAAATCAATTTTGGCATTGTGAGTATGTGTAAGTTTAAATTTTATTTAAGAAATTGTTATTTCTCAAATAAAAATTGCAAAATAAATTTTCCTTTGCAAAAATTTGTTTTTTACAAATTATTTCTGGTTGTAAAAATGTTGGAAAACGCTGTTATTTTTTCTGTTTTGTTGAGCAGTATTATTGGTTTTGTGGTTTGTTCTCTTATTTATTTTAAAGCTAAACGTCAAGCTTACCTAAATGAGCACACCAAACCTTACCATCAATTGAGAATTAGGGTTGATCCTTTGCACCCGGAAGCTGAAGCTATTAAGGAATTTTATGCTGAAACACTCGATACTTTGAGAAAACCTGATGATAGTGGAGTTGATTTGTATGCTCCCGAAAAATTTGTTGTTGATCCTAAAGATGTTGGTACACTAATGCCATTTGGAATTAGTGCCGAGTTCATACCTGCGCGTCATGAGTCAAGTGCAGGTTACTATTTGGTTCCAAGAAGCAGCATTTTCAAAACTCCTATTCGTCAATCAAACAGTGTTGGCATTATTGATGCTGGTTACAGAGGTCAATTGTGTGCCCCATTGGATAACAAAAGTAATACATCATACACAATTGAAAAATCCACAAGATTGTTCCAAATTGTCGCTCCTGATCTGGCACACATTAGAGTTACACTCGTTGAAAAACTTTCTGAAACAGACAGAGGGACTGGAGGATTTGGTTCAACTGGAAAATAAATTTAATTAATTTAATTAATTTAATTAAATCAATTAAATCAATTAAATCGTCAACAAAATTAAAAAATTAATCCTGCAATTCCATACATAATCCTAAACAAATTGTAAGATAAGGCATAAGTTCTAATATTAATCGGATTAGTTTGTGTTACGGAATTTAATCTGAGTTTCAAAGTTTGTCTGTTAATTTTTGACATGTTCATAGTTCCGGATGGTTGAACTTTTTCAGGAGCCAAACTAAAAGAAAACATATTAATACCAGTCGCAGGACTATTTGAATGATGTTCTAATGGTTCAATTAAGTTAAAGTATGATGATGATCTTGTTCCAAAAATTGATTTGCCATCTAAATCAAGTTCTGCACTTTCCGTAAGATTTTTTCCGGTGTATTTATTTTTATCTGTATCAAAAACAAAACTATTTGTGTAATTGCTGTGTTGATTTAGATTTTGCGTAGCAGTTATAACATTTTGCATTTGGCCAACCCAATAAATAGCCTTACAAGGATTTTTAAAATTTAAAACTTGTGTGTAAGTTGAAGATCCAATTCCTTGATCTGATTCAAGTTGAACTTGTTCAATCAAATATTCTTGAACATTGTTGAGAAATCTTGCTCGCTCTCCCGTATCCAAATAAACGTAATCTGCATACAAAATTGTTTGTGATAAATTAATATTTGATGTAAGTGTAACTTTTTCTTTTGTTTCAATTGATCCAGGTTGGGGTGTAACATATTTTATAATTGGATTGGGATCATTGTAACTGTAAATTCTACTTGAAACAAAAGAGTTAATTTCATTAAGATACACATTAAAAGGATCATTTGATCTCGCAATGAATCTATTCAAACTTAAATTTGGTTCTAAAGTTGCAGATGTGAATTGGTCGATTGGATTATTTGAACCGTTTTTAATTTTTGTATAAAATAGACGTTTCGCAACATAATCAAAACCAACGACCTGCCCAAATATTTTGTCACCTGCTGTATATTGCACAATGTAATCACCTTCATCAAAGGGGCAAATATCTTCCATAATAAGAATAGAATTTGTCGGTGCGACATTAAGACATTCATTAAGTGATCTAAATTTGAAAATGATTTTTACGCTGTCCGAATTCAATGAAACCAATGGAAAATACAATCCTGGATTTCTTGTAAAATAAAATTCCAAAGGAATTAACAATTGGTAAGGTGCTTTTCCATTTGTTAAAGTTGTAAGTATGGGTTCATTTCCAATTAAAGGATCAATTGATTTTGCATTTTGTGTAAGTTGACTCCAAATATATAACCACTCACCATATCGTGTATCGATAGTTTGACCATTCACTTCAAATATCATTTCTTTTATGAGATAAAATCCGATATTTTTGATCCAAGCAACTTTTTTGAACTGATTTAATGTTCCGTCAATATTTGTAAATTTAGGGATAGTTGGCAAATTTACTGCTAAAGTTAATTTTCCAAGCAAATCTCCTGACCTAGAAATTGGACAAACAGATACTGAACCAAAATTTGGTTCTGATACAAAACTAAGCGGAACGGATTCAATGGAAAAATTTGTATGACGCCTATAAACAATCTTAAAATATGTAATTTGCGGATCTGATGTCAAGTATACATCTTGTAAGCCTTTTGCAGCTAGATCAATAAGTGCTCCGGGCATTTGTTCTACTGATTCCTGCTAAGTTTATATGAGTAGCTTAATTATGATTTCAATAAACCTTAATTAATTAAAATATTCTTCCACATAAACCAAGTGCACATCTTACTAACCCATAAGATTGAGTATGAATTTTTACAACAATGCTATCGGCATTCGTTAGTGATAAAGACAAATCCAATTCAAATTTGTCGATCTTAGACAAATTCACTGATCCGGAAGGATTTGATATTTTGTTATTTAATAACCACGCATATGTGTAAAAACCCATAGATGGTGTTGATTTAAATTTTCTATAAGTTGTAACGGCATTCCAATATACTGGTCCTTCTACTTCAGTTATTGATCTAGAATTCATCAACAATTGCGCTTTGTTTAAAGTGGGTATGACAGGATTCAAAACTAATAATCCGACATAATCTATTTTTGGATCAAATGATTCCACTAATTCAGCTTTTAGTTTGTTAACAGAATTGTGTGCAAAATTAATGTTGCCCATTGTAAAAATTATTTCATATGAATCAGAATTTATTTGGAGATTTGCAAAAGAAAAATTTAAATTAGTATTTGTATTTACATGAGACAGTTGCATGTTTTTGTTGAAGAATTTTTGTCTTGAAATATTTGTTGATGAATTATGCATTGCGTTGTAAACTTGAACCAAAGCCTTAATTAAAGTTAATTCACTATCAACTAGCACATCTTCATCAAGTTCCTTTAGTAAGTACAAATTGTAAAAATAATCTACAGATCTTGCGAAAGAATAATTCCTTGATCCAATAACCTTCGAAAGCAAATTTGCCAAAACTGAATTAATGAGTTGATTGTATGTATTAATAACCAAATCAACTTCAGATGAAAAGTTTTGCAAAAAAAGTTTCAAATTTGACCTAGAATAAGACTTCAATGGAAATTCAACAGGAAAACCAACTAAATCAGCAAGTTTGTTTAACATTACACAATAAATATTTTCATCAAACATTCCATAGTCGATGTTCAAAATATCCAAATTGTTAAATAAATAAGGAATTTTGTGAATTGGTGGATCATTTTCTACTTGTGCAAGTTCATCATTTAACATTTCTTGTAAATTCTTAAAAGATCTCATAACAGAAGTTCTAATCAAAGACAAGTCATATGTTGAGTACAAATTATTATTTGTGTATTGTCGTTCTCCAGGAAAATATTTCCAATAATCAACCACATTATTTCTTAGTTGAGGATTGATGTGAAGTTCAGGTTGCACTGTAAAAGTCATAAATCTTGTAGGATTTGTAAAATTATTCAAATTGAGAGTTTGTTGTTTGGAAGAAATATTTGTAGTGTAAGTTTGCACATCTGTTATTAAATATTCTAAATTATCAGACAAAAAGCGTTTTCGTTCATCTTTACCCAAATAAATATATTCGATATCCAAGGTACTTTTTTCCAATTCAGGATTTCCTACAAGCTTAGAAAAATCATCAATGTAAGAAACTTCGCTAAGATTTCTAAATTTAATGTTTAGTCTCAAAGATATATTTTGTAAACTAACCAAGGGCAATGCAGATCCAGGATTTTGATTAAAATAAAAAATTAATGGGAGATAAATTCTTGTTTGGGGCTTGACATTTGAATCAAATGTTGTAAGTTCGGGGATTTCTCCAATCATCTGGTCATACGATTGTTTTTGATCCAAACCAATATTTAATTCATAATTAGTTTCAAAATAAGAGCTCGTGGTTGTGCTGGAAATGTTTTCAAATGTTACTTCTTCTATTAAAAAATGTGCCAAATGATGCACCCAAGCACTTTTTGGTTTAGGACCTCTAGTTAGGATAGTTGCTACAGTATTTTGCAGATCTAATAAATTTTCTAAATCAGAACGAACTTTTAAAGCGGCACTTTGTAAGGGATTTTTTTCAAAAATGTTAAATTCTGTTGGATTTGACTGTAATTGCGAAATCCATAATTGTTCTATTAGTTTTAGTAAAAATTCTCCAATAGTTGTGGCTTCTATTTTGTCCAAAGAAAAATCATAAGTTTCGTCAGCTTTATGAATTTGCTGTTCGACAAGTTCTTTAGCAAAGGACTGATATTCGCTATTTATAAACTTCATACTAAGTTGATCGTCCTCCAGATCAAAAATTGCATCATATGTATACGTAACCAAATTTAAAACATCTGCTTTGGTAAATTTTGGTGCAGAACCTGGATTAAATATACTGGTAAACATGTTAAATATTTTTTTTTCAAACACATCCAGACCTGCATAAATTTGTGATAACTTCAAAGTTTCTTCCAAACTAAATTCAGGATAAAGAAAAATTAGAGGAGCAATATGGTTAATCTTTTTCATTTGTGCAAGTAAACTTAGTAACATAAATCCTGCGCTGCAATTTTTGAATCCAGATTGACTTTGCAAATCGGAGTTCAAATTATCACTAAAAATTTTTTGTAACAAATATCTATCTCTAAGAAGCATGAGGTAATCTATTGGATTTAAGTCTGATGAATTTTTAATGAATTCGTTAAGCTTATCAATTTGTTCAATTAATTGACTCTGAGATCTAGTGGGATTGTCTACCAATGCGCTATTAATGTATTTTGGAAAAATTATACGGTTTTCATTGAAGAGATTATGTCTGATGTTGAGCAGAGGAGATATTTTTTGTTGAGAACGTAAGTGATTCACATTTTGGATAAATTCATTAGGTGTTCTTATTTTTGAAAAAGTTGTTTCTTTTTCTGCAGAGGATAAAAATTTTACAAATTCATTCGGTACAGCGTAAGACGGAGTTCTATTCAAAAATGCAATATCAGGCATCAAATGTGGCGCTGGTATGATTGTTTGATGAAGTCTTGAATAATAAGGAGTGTTTAAATATGATTGTCCGTAAAATCTGAATGTTGGTTCCAAAAAATATGTGTTAGTGGAAATTGATTCAGCAATTTGTTTCAGTTCATTATTAAATTCAAAAGCATCAAATAAACTTTCCAAAAAGTTGGACATTTCGAAAACATAAGCTGATTCGATATCAAAAAACATTTGCAATAAATTTTTGTTTGGTATCAAAATTGATGGAGTGTTTGACATGAATTGTTCTAAAATATCTGAGTAAAAATTTTTTAATTGATTTTTTGCTTGGGCGATATCAAAAAATTTATCAAGAAAATCATCTGAAAAATTTTGATCTAATTTTTGAACATATTGTTCATCGACTAAATCAATAATGCTATCGATCCATTTGAAAATATCAAAAATGTGTGGGAAAATGCCTCTGTAATAAATAATAGTGGGTGATCCTGGATTTTCGTTTGCGTACAAATTATTCATTAAATATGACAATTCATCCATAAGAAATTCAATATTTTTTTTGATAATTGGATGCAAACTGTTAACATTAGGCATTTTGTTAATATTTGCAAAAAAATGCAGAAGGATTGTATTCAAAATAGGAGTTTTGTGAAGATAACTGTACAAATTACTCTGTGCAGCTTGTAATAGATTTTCTGAATTTTTTGATGTTAGAACTGCAGACCACGAAGCTTCTAAATTATCAAATAGATTTTTTGATGCTTGCATGTATTGTTTAACCAAAGGATTTGATAAACTTGTTTTCTCCCATGATTCCGTCAGATTATCATAATTTATCACAAAATTTATGAAAGTTTTTTTGGATTTGTTAGAAATACTTTGGTTCGAAAATATTATGGGATGAGATGATTTCAACATTGACAAAATTTTTAAAGCAGCATTGTACGTTTCCAAAATATTCGGTTTGTCTTGTTCTCCCGTAGAAGAACCGATAATTCCGAAGGAGCAATTGTCTTGTTCTCTCGAAGAAGAACCAATGTAGTAACCTTGTTCTCTGAATTGGTTTTTAACAAAGATATCCAAAGGAATATCATCGGGTATTAACTTTGTGGACAGTATTTGTTCGTGTGTAAAATACATTAATTTTATTAAATCATAAAGAGAATTGCCTTCCAAAACCGAATCATAAATTTCAAATTTGAATTCTTTATTGAAGATATTTCCTTCAAGAAGATCTTCAGCTCTAATTTCGATCGATTCCAAATTTTTTTGTGCAAGGTGAATATTTTCAAGAACTTTTTTAGTTTGCAAAATAGAATTATCTATTGAATTTAAAAAAGCACTAATATCTGAAATTTTCAGCGTTTCAATAAAATTTTGTCTGTAATATTCAGGTAATTGTAATTGTTGGACAGCACTTAATAAATCTTCTAATTTTGACCTAGGATAAATTGCGTCTAATTCAGGAATATCCAATGCTAAAACTATTTGGTATGCTAAGTCTCCGTATGCAGGAATTTCAACCGTAACTCTTGATCCAAATAAACCGTTAAATGGCACACTAATATTTTCTTTTGCAAATTCGGTATGGCGTCTAAATATTTTCTTAAAAAATGTTATTTGAGGTTGACCATTAATCCAAATATTCTCAGAAGATTCACAAGAAACCAACTGCAAAAGTGCTCCACCCATGTTAAATAAAGTTGTTTACCTTAAGTTTATAATTGAAATTTAATGTTTATCAATGTTTTCATTGATAAACATTAAATTATCCTTTCATTCAAATGCTAAACTGCCAACTCCATTTGCGATTCTTAAAACATTATAGGCTACAGCATAAACACCTGTATACATTCCATTATTTTCCAACATGCTGACTTCAACCGCTTCAGGATTAAATTCTAATTCCATTCTTATTGTGTCTATTCTGCTCAAGTTTACTGTTCCGCTTGGATTGTAATCAAAAGGATAAAGTGCGAACGAATACATTTGCAAACCTTTTGATGGAGTTCTTTTTGCGTAGTAATAAGGTTGCACATAATTATAAAAACTTGATCTAACATGAGTATCCAACCTAACAATGTTATTTAAATACATTCGCGTGTAAGTTATCACACTTTGGTTACGGTAATCATATTTAAAATATGCTAAATTTGGTTCTAATCTGAAAAATTGAGGTTGACCAAACCATGTAATATATTTTGTTGGATGATTAAAATCGAAACTTATTGTGACACTATTTCCACTTGTTACTAAATTATCAAAAGTTCTCCAACTAACTGTTTCAATCAAATATTCTTGGACTCTGGTTGCAAATCGTTCTCTTTCATCGTTTGCTAAAAAATAGTATTCCACAAAAAGACTTGCATTTTGCGGCTTAAGGTCTAAATCCAAATCGTATTCTGTTCTCAAAAGTTGTTCAATTGATCTAAATCTAAAATCAAATGAAATATCAGAATGTCTTAATGAAATCAGTGGGACAGCTAATCCACTGTATTTGCAAAAATAAAATTGTAAAGGTATTGTCAAAGCATAAGCTGGTTTTGGTCTATGATTGAAATCCACTAATTCAGGAACTTGTCCAATCAAAATATTATAAGCTTCAGTATGTCCAAAAGTTTGCAATTGATTATGTATACTCAACCATTGACCATTTTGCGTATCAATTCTTTTATTTCCGATGCTAAATTGCACTTCTTCAATAATAGCATGACCTGGTTCTTCAGCCCAAGCTGTCTTTTCGAACGTTTTTTCGGTTGTTCTATTTTTTTTGTTAAAATTTTGCACCAAAACATAATCTTCGTAAAAATTGTCATAAAATGATTTTAGTCTGGGGTAAAAATCTTCAAAAATCAGTTGTTTGACTTTGTTTCTGAAATATTGATTAATTGTCTTGTCTTCGCCTGATAATCTTGTGATTGTAGTGTCAGGATCTGCTTGTGTGTACATTTGGAAGATGTTCCCAGTAAATAAACCATTGTACAGATTCACAATTGAAACTGAGTAAACATCAGGTGAATTTGTAACATCATAAATAGCATCAGCTGCTGAATCTAATGGATCATTTACTTCTGGACTCTTTACATAAGATGAAATGCTATCTAGGGTCACATTTGAAATTGTTATAAGTGAACTAATTTTTCTTGCAATATTCGCATTTAATTGCGTGTAGATTTGCACAAGTTCAAATAATTTTTGGATAGATACTTTTGATGTTTTACGATTTTCAGCAAGCGTTTCAGGTGCTGAAATCGCTACTTCCGGTAAAGTAAATTCCAGATAAACTTTACCCATCAAATCTCCAATTTTGTTCACGATAACTGTTGCATCGGATCCAAAATCTACAGGATTTGCAAAATGTTGTCTAACAGTTTCAACAGCAAAATTAGTATGTCTACGGAAAACTATTTTAAAAAATGTTATTTGAGGTTGACTGGTTAAATATAACTCCTGGTTACCATACGCAGCCATTTCAACGATACCGCCTGGCATTTTATAGATTGCTTCGCTTATAATCTTTTTTTAGAATTTATGTTTAAGCTTTTGACATCAGTTCTTAAACAATAAGACCTCGTTTAATATAACTATAAAATTAGTATTGTCTTATTCTAAAGAATCGATAATCTTACGATTGTCTTATTTTAAAGAATCGATAATTTTACGATTGTCTTATTTTAAAGAATCGATAATTTTACGATTGTGTATCAGTAGGTATCAAGATGACGAGTAAAATTCAGTTCAACAAATTTGCTATGGAAAAAATGGTACAAAATGCAGCTCTTTTGATTGTCGCAAAGCGTGGCTCAGGTAAAAGTTTCTTAACGAGAGATATCATGTACTCAATGCGAAAATTACCAGGAGGAATGGTTATTTCTCCTACTGATCAAATGAATCCTATTTACAAAAAGTTTTTCCCTGATCTTTTTATTCACCATGATGTGTCTCCTACATTGTTAAAATCTGTACTTGCAAGACAAACAATGGTTGTAAAAAATAATAAAACAATCATGCAAAATGCTAAAAATCAAGGAAATAGTGGCAGTGCCGCAAGCAAAATTACAGATCCTAGAGCAATTTTGGTCATGGATGATTGTTTAGCAGAAGCAGCAGCGTGGAAAAAGGATAATACTATTAGAATCATTATGATGAACGGTCGTCATTATCAATTAACATTTATTTTGATTATGCAAGATCCAATGGGAGTTCCACCAAATTTGAGATCTAACTTTGATTACATTTTCTTATTGAAAGAAGATACAGTACTAAATAGAAAAAAACTTTGGACGAACTTTGCAGGAGTAATTCCATCCATGCAAGCTTTCGAAGCTATTTTTGATGCAATGACAAATGATTTCGGTTGCATGGTTATTGACAATCGTAAACCTTGTTCTGTTCTAAAAGAAAAAATTTTCCATTATAAGGCAGTCGATCGCAAATTCAGATTTGGATCAGAAGAATTTGTTGATATCCATCGCAAATACTACGACAAAAATTACTTGGAAAGACTCACCAGAGCCGAAATGGAAGGCGGACATATTCAAACAAAGAAACACAAGGATGGAGTTCAAGCTGGTGACATTGATTTGCTTTAAAATAATTCATTGATTTGCTTTGAAAAATCAAAAAATTGCACCAAAAAATATTACTTTACGGAATATTTTTTTGATGAAAAATTATCAATATGGCTTATTACCAAAATCAAACTTGTGGACCTAATGGATGTAGTATTCCTTCACAAGAGCCAGCTTATTCATCTTTAAATAATATTTTTAATATGATAAGCACATCAAAAGCATCTAGCATTGCTAATGTACAAACTCCATGCACAAGTACTGCGCCACCATGTTCTCTTCCTTCATGGTATGTCAGCCAACCCTCTACTCACTACAGATACGATCATTTAAGAGGTGATAACTATTTGTGTGCTATTAATCCTAGCGGAACAAATTATGATCCTGGAAGGTAATTCTTAGGATGAATATTTTTGAAATTTTTTTAATAATTTGCTCACTAAACTAATGAACAAATTAAATATTAGCTTGTAGCAATTCAAAGTTTACCTTTGAATTGCAGGAACATAACATTTAACATATTCTAAAATATGTTAAATGTTATCTTGCAGCAATTCAAAGTTTACCTTTGAATTGCAGGAACCCAGTAAGTATTACGACCTTTGATAATACTGTCTGCTTTAACAGGATTTCCCAATGGATCATTTTTCTGTTTGTAAATTTGGAATTCGAAATCATTTCCATCTAAAACAATATCCGGGTGATAATTTTTCTTTTTGAGTTTTTTTACATCACCAGCTAAGTTAACCATGTAACCAATGTCATTCTGTGCATAAGATAATTTCGTTATGTATTTTATCCAATAGGTTAAATCGCGGATTTCTTTCGGTTTTAGACTTGAACCTTTTCTGTGAGGAGATATTTTTGCTCTGTAGAGAATTTCCGCAACTAAATAATTTCCAATACCGGATCCAAGTTTCTTTTGATCCATAAGAAGTTCTACAACAGGTTTGTCATAGCTTGTAATCTTATCCAAAGTAAAATTATCATCTTTCAAGAAATCTGGGCCCAGGGATTTCAACTTTTTGTCTAAAATATCTTTGTTATCTGTAAATTGAAATGTACCATAATTTATCTGATCTCCATAATAAGCTGCCATATTATTTGAAAAACTAAACGCTACTCTTAAATGTCTTGGTTGGATCGTTGACCACAATCCATGTAAACCAAAAGTATTCATTACGTAGTACATTTTCCCTTTAGCATTTTTATATTCAAACCACAACAATTTTCCTTTGGAGTCGATTTTTGTTAGTTTCAAAGGTAAAGCTTGAACAAATTCATCGTATCCTTTTGGTTTATTTTGTGTTCCATTTGGCAAAATTTTAGTATAACGCCCTGAAATCAAATCTACTGCTAACAATTGTTTGTTCAAAAAATAGTGACTAAGAATTTCAGCGGATAATGCAACTTCAGCTACTTCAGGCATTATTTGTGCTATTAATCTTGTGATAAATTTATTTCAGAAAATGTTTTTAAACAAAAAATTAAAAAAAAATTGCAAACCAAAGTCATTGGTTAGTAAATCTCAAGTTAAAAATCAGTTCCTTTAAACCAACAATTTTTTGAGATCATCAAACAAAGATGTCAGATGATAAACGGGATGAACGCCAAAAATATAAGGATGAAGAGAACAGACGAGCTTTAATGCGCGCTGCAGCCAAAGGTTCAGTTGCAATTTTTGAACAATTGTACTGTTATTGGGAGGATGATATGAAATCTCAAGCAAAAGAAGCGCAATCAATTGCAATCGAAAATGGTCAGTTGGAGTTTTTTAAGCACATTGTGAAAAAGCATTGTAATCCAAGAAGAAGTTCTTTGAAAATTGCCGCCATGCATGGACAACTTGAAATTGTTAAGTATTTGATCGAAAATTTCAAAACGAAATTTGACGAATATGACGCACGACATGCAGTTTCAGTTGCAACTGAGTGCGAAAATCGTGATATTGCAACATATATTAAATGTCAATACAATATTTAGGTAAGCATGAAGAATTTTTTTATTCACAAAATATTTTTCAGAATAAAAATTGCAAAATTAAATCTTTGGAGAACAATTTCAAATGAAATTCACTAGTTCACTCACAACCAATAACCAATTATGAGCGACGAATATTCCAAACGGGAAGAGAAAAGAAAACTCCGCAATATGGAGAAAAACATCAAAGCCTTGATACGAGCGATAAAAAAAGGTCGAATTGATGTCATTGAAACACTGTCTAAAGAAAATTTGGGAAATGACATCATTCCCATTATAAAAGAGGAACGAATTATCGCAATAGAAAATGGAAACCTTGATGTGGTTAAATGTTTGGACAGATGTTTCATTTTGTGTCAAAAATCATCGTTGGTAACAGCTGCTATGTACGGGCACTTGGAAATTGTAACTTATCTTGCAGAGAGTGACACATATTACAGCAATCATAAAGAAAAAGCATTTTATGCCGCCGTAAATTGTGGTCATATTGAAGTTGTCAAATATTTGATGACAAAATTCAAACTGCGACTCATGGAATACAAGTTGCTCACAGTCAAGATAAAACCTGAACATGAAGAAGTGCTTGTATATTTGAAATCGCAGGGTTATTGCAAGGATAAGAAATTGCCATAAGATTGTCTTATGCTGAAGCAACGATAATCTTTAGATTGTAATCTGATCAAATTTTTGATTTGATTAAATTTCATAATTACTCCAAATAGTAAGCCATGTTGTTATCTCTTTTCTTGAAACCGAACTTTTCGTAAAAACCAATATTTTTGTCCGAGCAAGTTAAAATAATTTTGTAGCAGTTGTGTTCTTTTGCAATCTTAATTAAATGTTCTATTAAAAGACGACCTACACCACCTGCTCTGGAATTTTCATCAACGACAACATCTTCAATGTGTCCAACATAAGATAGTGTGTGGATAATTTTTGGTTCGATTAGAAGAGTAGCAGATCCAACAATTTTACCAGAATTGACCGCAACATAAATTTTGTGCAGAGGATTTGATAAAATTTGTTTTAGGTGTAAAAGATAGGCTTCCTTAGTAATATTTTCAGGATGAGTTGTTGTAAGTTGTTCTAAGAGAGTTGTATACGCAACAAAATCATCAGACAAATTTAATTCACGCAGTTCCATTTTCTAATAGAATAAAATATTTTATTCTGTTAAAAAATGAATAAGAATTTCGGCTCTGTTATATTACAGGGTGGCAAAATTATTTGGACGAACTTTTTATTTGATCTATGATGTGTCCAGTTATGTCTATGTTATCCATAGCTAATTTTTCTAGCACAGTAAACAATGCGGGTTCCTTAGTTTTAAAAAAAGCCAGTATTCTTTTTGCGATTTCGTCTTGCTCAAAATGCTCTGTTAATATATTGATTAGACTATTTTGTGCACCTATTTTTGACGCTCGATCATAATTTTTTAATAAATAGTCAATGTATTCTATTTTTAATGTGTAACCCAATGACGAGAACTTGCATATTATTTCAATGAAACCTTCTGATATTGCAAACATTTTTATTGAATCCATAAAAATATCCAAATAATCATCTATGCCATTTATTTCGTAATTGTGCTTTATTAAAAAAAGAGCAACATTTAAGCGTCCATATAAAATAGATCGAACCAAAGCTTCATTTTTTTGATTTTTAAAATCGCATCCATGATCAATTAGATATTCAACAATGTTCAAGCGACCATTTACTGCAGCATATATCAAAGTCTGATCATCTCGATTTCTAACATCACAACCTTTTTCAACTAAATATTCCAAAGTTTCAAAATGTCCGTTTTTGGCAGCCCAAAGCAAAGCTTCGCTATTGTTACATTTAATATCAGATCCTAAACTTTCCAAATATTTAATAATTTCCAGCCGACCAAATTCAGCAGCAATTCTCAAAGCACAATCATCCTGTTTTCGTATATCGTGACCTAAACTAACTACATATTCAACAACTTCTAAACGTCCATTTCTTGCACCAGATATCAAAATATCTTGAAGGTGATCCATAATGTTACACTCGCAACTCAATCTTTTAATTTCATCCAAGTTGCCTTCAGCTGCGGCATTTAACAACATTAGGTCCATTATTAGTGATTTAGTGATGAATATTGTTCGTAAATAGATTATGTTCTTTGTGTTTGTTTTTGCAATTTTTATTCAATCGATATCAGCTGCATGTGCAGCGATATCGGTTTCATAAAATTAGTCGTTTACAACAATTAATTTTATTCAATCGCGATCAGTTGCATATGCAATGATTGTGGTTTCAAGATAAATTTCAAAAAATTATTCTTGTGAGTATTTTTTATTGATTTTGATCTGGGGCTAAATTTTTTGATGGTGTCATTTATATATTTTTCTTTTGATAGATTGTTGTAAAAATCTTTTTTTGATAGAAGCAGTAAAATATATTGATAAATTTCATTATGATAATTTTTCCACGTGTAAGACAAAGAATGATAATTAACGAATTCAAAACTAACATTGAAACTTCGTAAATTGTAAGAATACACTTTTTCTTGGAGCCAATAATTTTGCTGAAAATTATTCAAATCGGGATCCACAGTTTGGGGATAAATTGCAGTAAAAAGTTTACCATTTTCATTGTAACGAACGCGAGCCACAAATTTATAATGAGACTTCGCTCCGAAATCGTAACCTAGGTGTACGGCATATTGGACAACATGTAAATGACCCATACCAATGCTTAACATCATAGCATAACTCAAATCGCACAGTATTTGAGTCGATTGAACAGGCGCAGACCCATTCATTACACATTCTTTAATTTTATCGAGATCGCCAGTTTTACAATAATCAAAAAAATGATCTGTCATTTGCAAATCTTATGATTTGTGATCGAATACCTGAGCATTTTTCAGATAAGAGTGTTAATTGCATAATAATTTTCAATTTTTATCAAAAAATAAAAATTATTTTAAAAGCCCGCCTCATAAATCCTCTCTTTGCTCAGACTCTATGTGAGCGCAGCGAATCAGAGGATGTGCAAAGAGAAGGTTCGCCTTTAGACGAAACCTTCTCTTTGCTCAGGGGTTAAACATACGTATAATCCCCTCACAAATTTAGGAATTTGTTACACAAATCCCTCTCTTTGTTCAGGGGTTAAACATACGTATAATCCCCTCACAAATTTAGGAATTTGTTACACAAATCCCTCTCTTTGCTCAGGGGTCAAGTATTTCATCCCCAACTTAGCAAAAACATCTTTTTCGGAATTCACTTTAATACGACTAACAATGTGATCCATTTCGTCAACTTCAAATAAACCTTTTTCACTTAATTTCCATGAACGTTTCTTTGCTTGTTCTCTCATGTAAACATTCAGAGCCTGTGGTCCAGTAAAATGCAATAGAGCAGTTGGAAGAGTACCATAAGGAATAAATTTGATATCCAAGCGCATCAAACCCATTCGTGGGAATTTGCAAACACCCATGTAACTTGCACGATAATTTTTGTCTGTGATATGATCCACAATGTAACCCTTTTGGTAAAGTAAATCTGTTAATAACTTCAAGTAAGACGTGTTTTGATCACCTTGTTTAACATCTTTTTCAGTTACAACATCCGGATGATAAATTAAAACATCAACATCACCCTGGTATGATTTTCCTCTACGATAAGAACCGCAAATTGTGAAACCCAAGTCAGAATCTACTTCTTTCACAGCAAAAGCTAAATACTTGTCTTGGATCGTAGTAATTTGTTGACGTTTAATTTTTGTTTCAGTTTTGCCGACGTATTTCAACCCAAGTTTAAGTTTTGAACTGAGTTTAATTTTACCTGCAGCATCGGCAGCTTTAAGCTCGGCAACCGAATGAATTCCATATTCATTAACAAATTTCCTAGCAACAACTTCTCCAACACCAATGATTTCCATCAATCCTTGTAAATCAGCGATTTTCTTCTTTTTTTCACCCTCGAATTTGTTACCTAATTCTTCTAAACTACCCTTAACAAGAATTTTATCAATACGATCTCTTGTTCCTTTACCAATATTTGGTATTCCTAAAAGATCAGATCCTTTGGTGATTTCAAATTGCAAACCTTTGATTGCAGCCAAAGATTTTTTTAAAGCTTCAACTCTAAACTTAGAATTGCTAATTTCTTTAGGGTTTCCTTCAGCTTGCGCGTGTAAAAGCTCTAATTTGGCCTGCTCAACCAGTTTTGCAAATTGAGTTATAATTAAATGATTCATATAATCTACTTTAAACAGCAAATAAAAAATTGCCAGAATGAATTCACATATACAAAGACATATCTATATAGGTTAATACCATGGAGTCAGTTGCTCAACCAGGTTTGCAATTGAATAATCCTATTATCCGTATTGATAGTCGTACAGTTTCTTTAATAACACCCAAATCTAGATCTCCTGCTCTTAGTCATTACATTCACGCATTTGCATTAAAAGCTTTGCCAATGGACGTAAGACTAGCATACAAGAAAAAGGAATTAAGTGGCAACATACCTAATGACACGGCTCATGGAAAATCAGGTTTGCACAACACAGGAAATACTTGTTATTTGAATAGTGCGATTCAATTTATTGGTCATCATTATCCTTTGGTTTATAGCCTGTTATCTAAGAAACACGAAATTTGTCAGATACTTCTTAACAATGGGTCTCGAATTTTAAAAACTTGTAAACCTTTCGATTTGCATGATACCAATAGCAAAATCCCCTCAACTTTGCGAGAAAAGATTCATTCTACAAATTACAACTCAGCAGATTTGACAGCTGAAGAACGAAATCTTATTTTGAGCTACACTGTCACATACAGATTGATTGAACTTTTGCAGTATGTATGGGCTTCAAACTGTGTGATCAATCCAATTTCTTTTGTTAGAATTTTCATTGATTACAATAATCCATATTTTGGAGATGGACATCAACATGATGCCCAAGAAGCTTATTCGCAGATCCTATCAAAAATCCAAGATGAACTAAAACATTCACGTGATGTGCATTTTTGTAATATTTCAGAAGGATTTAAAAGATTTTTGGCAATAAAGGATGACATTGCAACCCAAATGCAATCTGCTGATGCAAATGATTTTGACACAAAACAAAGACTTTATAATGATTTTGTCAGAGTAAAAGCTGCAATGCCTGCTGAAGCCTTGATGTTCACTGCTTACAAGGAAATGAAAACATATTATTCTGACCATAGCTCTTCTGTTACAGACTTTTACACATCTTTTATTAGAAGTAAACTTGTTTGTTCAGAATGTCGAATTGATAAAAATGTTTTCGAAAGTGTACTGCACATCATTTTGCCGATGCCAAAAAAGAAACCTGGAATAATTTCAAAATTGTCACTTTATGATTGCTTAGATCTTTTTACAGAAACTGAACACTTAGGTGAACAAAACTTGAGATATTGTTCTGATTGTAAAAGAAAAACACAGGTTGAAAAGAAAATATCTATTTGGTCAACACCACCTATTCTAGTATTCCAAATTGCGAGATTTTCACCAGACAGAAGATCAAAAGACAATCGCATTATTGATATTCCAATTGGTCTCAATGATCAACCAAGTCTTGATTTAACACCATATATTTCAGAATATTCTCCAACTGTAGGCACATACAGACTACATAATGCTGTTTTACATTCGGGAACTATTGCTTTTGGTCACTACACAGAAGTATCTTTTGATCCCAATAACAAAACATGGTCTGTTTATAATGATTCTAGAGTGAGTGATGTTTTTGATGCCAAAAAAATGATTGATTCATCAGCATATCTTCTTATGTATGTGAGAGAAGATTTTTGCGCAAAATCATTAGAAAACCAAACAGATGCTTTGGATGTAAGTGAGCTTATTAAAATCTAAAATTAGAATTTAACATTGATTGATATCAATGTTAAATTACAACAAAATCATACCATAATTCCACCCAGTTAAATTAATTTCGCTTTGAAATATATACGTATTCCTTTAGATTATAAGATATGCCATCAACAAATTTGACAGAATTTTTAGCAAAGAAGTTATTCAACTCGAGTAATAGTACTTCCAGTAAACCTTTTCAATCAATCCCTTACACAAGAGGATCCAAATTGGTAATTCCAAATGATTCTGATGGCAAAACATATGTTGTCAAAGTCGATCAAAATGTCAAAGGTCGTTTCCACAAAGGTTTGATGAAAATTGGTTTAACTTCAGGTCAAATAGAAAATTGGGTTGAAACTAGCGTTTCGGATTTTTATTCAAATTTTATTATCGAACCATGCCAAACCAATATCAAGTCAGAGATTTACATTTTAATTAGAGGATTTGATGATATTGTCAACATTTGTTTTGATGGAGGCATCGATTTAAATGTTGGTACAAATTTGGACCAAATATTAAAGCTAAAAATTACTGATCCTAAACCTGACGAAATCAAAGATAATCTATGGCAGACTTTGAAACAAATTTACAACTTTTATCAAAGTTATCATCTGACTTTTTTGGAAATTAATCCCCTGGCGCTTATTTTTGATAATGATGAAAGCAATGATCTAGTGGGCTCGTATATGCCACTTGATATGTTGGCAAAATTTGATTCGGATTCGTTATATTTGTGGCCAAACGAAGATAGACTTCTGCTTGAGGATAACTGTAAAACAGAATGCTTGCCACAAGAATTGGCCATTGAAGAACTGGGAAAAAGAACTGGTGCAAGCTTAAAGTTGAAAGTTATTAATCCAAATTCCAATACATGGTTTTTATTATGGGGAGGAGGTGCGAGTGTCGCTTATTTGGATCATTGGATGGCAAAATCAGATATTAAACCGGCGAATTATGGTGAAATTAGTGGTAATCCATCAAAAGAACTTGTTAAAAGTTATTGTGAACAATTATTTGATTTGATGTGCGCACAACGTGTAAAAAATATTTCACATGATCATCTTAATTTAATTATCGGCGGTGGAATTTCAAATTTTACTGATGTTAAGAAAACTTTTGAAGGAGTCGTTGAAGCTTTGAACATATTTGCAACAAAATTTATTGAAGCCAATGTTGGAATTTATGTTAGAAGAGGAGGTTTAAATTACATTGCAGGCCTTGATTTGTTAAGCAAAGCTTGTGAAAAAATTGGTTTGAAACACAAGATTGTTGGACCAGAAATTGAATTAACAGGCATTTTGTCTGAAATACCCGACATTTCAATAAACAAAAAATCTGAACCAACTGAATCAGTAGTTTATCCTTTGGTGCCACAAACTGAAAGAATTTTTATTCAATGGGAACTAATTAGATCTTATAATTTCAATTTTGATACAAAATGCATTTTATATGGAAGTAATTTGGCATCTGTTGCACAAAATATGTTAGATTATGATGCTGCTTTAAATAAAGAACATCCAAGTGTAAATTGTTTTGTGGATCCGACAAGAAAATCTTTGACAAATATTCCAGTTCATTGGAAAGGCAAATCGATTTTATTACCATCATATCCTACAATAAATTTAGCTTTGAAATATCATCCAAATACAGATGGTATGGTTAACTTTTCTAGTTACAGGTCAGCTTACACAAGTACCATCGAAGCTTTGACCAAACCTGAAATTAAATTTGTAAACATTTTAGCAGAAGGAATTGCTGAAAGACAAAGTATGGAATTAGTGGCGATCGCTAAATCTTTGAGTAAAACTTTAATTGGTCCTTCAAGTATTGGTGCTATTTTTCCTGGCAAATTGCGTTTGGGAAATGCTGGAGGAAAATTGGAAACATTAGCTGCTTACAATATGATTTTGGATAATCAAGCGAATTCTGTTGGTATTGTTACCAAATCTGGTGGTCTGTTGAATGAATTATGCCATACTGTTCACAAATGTGGTTTGAAAGTAGGAGCTGCAATTGCTATTGGTGGAGACAAAAATTCAGGTATTGGATTCCCTGATGTGATTAATTATTATGAAACTTTGCCGAATATTAAACAAATTTTAATGTTAGGTGAAGTTGGCGGTATACAAGAAATTGTAGTTGCAAACTTTGTAAAACAGGGTATTTTCACTAAGCCCATTATTGGCCTATGTTTAGGATCAGCAGCAGCCCTACTTGAAGAAACAATTCAATTTGGACATGCTGGAGCTGATGCTCAAACAGAAATCGAAACTGCAAATTTCAAAAACTCATACATGGCAGCTTCTGGATTGCAAGTTGTTTCATCGTGGCAAGATTTTGAAACAATATTAAAACATTTCAAACCAGAAACTTTAGAGGTAAATTCTGATGCAGCCGTTTACACTTACAATAATAAACCTCATCATGTTTTCTTTAGCAGTATTTCAGATGAGAGAACAAATTTGTCATACGATTCAGTACCTGTTTCTGAAATTACATCAATTGGATCAACAATTGGACATTTATGGTTCAAGAAAAATCTTCCAGATTTTTTGATCAGATATTTTGAAAAGATTTTGATTTTATGCGCAGATCACGGACCTTGTGTTTCAGGAGCTCAAAATACAATTATTGCAACAAGGGCACAAAAAGATATGGAATCTAGCGTATGTGCAGGTTTACTCACAATTGGTCCCAAATTTGGCGGAGTAATTAATGAGTCAGCCAAAGATTTTAGAGCTGCAATGAAATCTAACATGACTCCTCAAGAATTTGTCTCCAAAACTAAAACTATCCTAGGCATTGGCCACAAACATTATTCTATTTATAATCCGGATCCCAGAGTCAAATTACTAAAAGAATTGGTTGAAACTGATTTTGTAGTGAAATCTACAATCTCCTACGCTTTGGAAGTTGAAAAAATAACTTTGATGAAAAAATCCAATCTCATCTTGAATATTGATGGTTACATAGCAGTTTCTATGATAGATGGTTTACTATCAGTCGGTTTTACTGAAGATGAAGTTGATGAACATATCGAAAATGGAACCCTAAATGGTTTCTTTATTTTGGCCCGCACCATAGGTTTAATTGGACATCATATTGATCAAAAACGTTTGAAACAAGATTTATTCAGATGTCCCGAATCCAATGTTGGTTATCTTTAAAATTGAAAAACAATTATCAAAAAATAAACTGAACATACCCGATCTTAGGACAAAATCTAAAGAAAAATTTCAAATTCAGTTTGCTCAAAAAAATATTTAAGCCAACAACTTTTATTTGAATTTTTATTTGTAAAAATTGCAAATAAAAATACTCCTAAAATTAATTATTTTCGTAACAAAATATTTTAAAATGAATTGGGATCAGGTTCCACAGATAATAAATTTACACAAAGAATTATTTTGTGTAAATTCGACAAATTCTGAAGCTTTTAATACTTATGTTTCACTCATGTTAAATGAAGCTTTAAAAGTTGGTCACATTCCAACATTAGATTACATTTATAGTATATCGAGTTCTTTTCATGCAAATGTAAGTGATATCATAAAATATGCTAATTATGAAATTCTAAAGCATTTGTTCACTAAGTACAAATATAATCGCATTATAATGCAAGACGTTAAAAATATAGTTCACAATACAAATTATAAAATTTTTAGATTTATCGTTAAACATTTTGATTTTGATGACTATTGGTTAGTGGAGATTTTTAAGTTGGTGCTGGATCAACAGAAAATATCTGAAACTAAAAATGAAACTAAAAATGAATTTTTTCTCATGTTCAAATTTATCTTGAGATGTTGCATTAAACGCAAAATAAAACTTGGTCTTTATTACAAACAAATTGTTGAAACCAATGTTTTGGTTGCAGATTTTTTCGCAAAAAATTTTCCGGATATCGACGAAAAAAGATTTATGGATGTTCTCCAAGTTGATGCAGATAGGACTGTGATTGAGCATTTTTGCAATCATCCAATCTACTCAAGCAAAATTTCCAATTTATTGAGGACACCATTGACTTTACTTATTGGAGAAATTAGTTGCAGTATGTTGCGAGTTTTGTCTTTATTGGATCCAACTATTTTGAAATCTTGGACTATCAAATGTTTCAACATAAAAAACCACACAACATCAGATACAAAGATATTGTACAATATAATGCCTTGGATAAATGGCAAACGAGAACTTTTTTTAACAATTCGTTATCAAAAATACAACACGATATCCTTGCCAATGTTATATACCAAAACAAAAATGCGATTCGAAAATCGTCTTGTAAAGATATTTCACCTGAAACATAATTTTGAAAACCGGATTCTGAAATACATCTTGAAACCGCAATCAATGCATATGCAATTGATTGCGATTGAATAAAACATTTCGTTGTAAACGAAATTTTTATGAAACCGAGCTCATTGCATATGCAATTGAGCTCGATTGAATAAAATTAGTCATTTGAAATGATTAATTTTATGAAACCGGATTCATTGTATGTGCGTGCAATTGAGCTTGAATAAAATAAAAAATTGTGCAAATAATTCATTTGTGGAACTTTTTATGTGGAAACTATTATTTCACGAGTCGTACTATACAACTATGGACGAACGTTATAGAGCACCTAATACATTTTCGCTTGGAGAAATAAATACACTTGATGTAGAGACAAAAAAAAGGATAGCTGAGCATGAAACCAAATGTGAAATTGCTAAAGAAAAAATAAAAGATGAGTTAGCAGAATTAGCTGCAGAAGGATTAAATCTTGATGAAAGTGAAATACTAGATATGGTGGATTACGGTGTGGAGAGAATTTCCTCGTTTCCAACTTTGCGAAAAGCTGTCAAAAATTGCAACGAAGGAGCAATTACTTGGTTCAAAAAGCATGGATGGGATCCATTGCAGGATAAGTCATTACTTAACACATGTTTACATATGGGAAACATAGACGCATTCATTCAATATTTCGAGCAAGGTTGCAGTCTCGCTAATGTAGATGAGAACACTATTTTTTATTCAGTAAAAAGCGAACCTAAAAATTGGTATGTTATCAAGTATCTTTACGATAAGGGTTACAGATTTTCATCTTTAGACAAAGTTTTGCCTTTGGTTACAAATGACATGGGCATGGATTTTGCGGAAGAATTGGTTTTGAGAGGAAACAACAATTTGCACAAGTATTATTGTTTAACACACTGTGTTATTTTTGGATTAAAGCATCATATTGATCGTTGGTTGAGACTTGGATGTGATCACAGAAATAATGATGACGAACTTTTAGTTTTGGCAGTTGCACACAAAAAACATGAAGTTGCAAAATATCTTATTGCCTTAGGCTGCGATCCATCTTGTTCAAAATATGTATGTTTTGCACGAATTACTGACAAATCTTTGTACACATACTTTGTTATGTCGCTCCAAAGGCAAAAACGAAATGCATTTATCAAGAAAATGCCAAATTCAACAAAAGGCGCAGTTTCACTTATTGAAAAAAAAGTGCTCCTAACAAAAACCCCCAGCAAACAAAATTATGTGAAAAGATTCGCTACAAAATCGATGCTGAGACCGACATCAATGCACCAGCAATTGATGTCGATTGAGTAAAAATCAATTGATTGACTGATTTTATGAAACCGACATCAATGCACCAGCAATTGATGTCTATCGAATAAAATATTTCATTGTAAATGAAACATTTTACGAAACTAGATAAAAATTGCACATCCTAAAATATTTAAACATAAAAACCAACTTTTAGAATTAGTTTCAAAAATGGATTCTAATAGACATAGTAATCTTGCAGATAAACGTAGTAATCTCACAGATAAACGTCTCCTAGATGATAGCGATGATGAAAACGTAGATCAATATGTTGTTAAATCAGCATTGTACAGAGCAGATCTTGAAACATTTAAGCATAGATGTTACAAAATAGAACTTACGAAACCAATTGTAAACCTTATTGTGAGACTATCTTTGGATTTTTCTTTAGCATATTTATCTGAACCTAAGGTTTACTTAAGAGAAAAGAATTATTTGTTCAGTGAACTTTGCAAGTGTGGTAAGCTAAATATTGACATTGTGAAATGTTTTTTTGAACTTAGAGAAAAACATTTTAACTTTGTCTGTGGTAAAAATGATTTTGAAAATCAATTGCGTAAAATTTTTCAGGTTGGTGACTTTGAGATAATAAAGTATGTTTTGGAAAACAATTATGTTGAGAATTTTTTAATTAGTGAATTAACTTTAGTATCTCCTGAACATATTTTGCAACTTGTTACAATTCCTGTTTTTAATAGCGGTTTGTACTATGCTTTTGATGAATTTCGCAATGTAGTAACCTATATGAAAAAGGGATTTTTGATAGGTGATGGTGTAGCAAAAGATTGGTACGCTCGTTTAGAAAAATTTCCCACCGAATATACATTTTTGGGAACATTGGAACCAGCAATTTTCACAATAGGAAATATATTATTAGGCCTAGTTGAAGATGAAAATTTACAAAGGTTAACAGTTTATTTTTCTGCCAAAAGAGATTTGAATAAAATACTTAATCCTGAATACGAATCTTGTGCTGATCTTTCAAGCAAGCTTCGAAATGAACTTGACTTAATGAGGATCCAAAACGAATCTTTTAAAAAAGATTTCAAAATAAACTTCTTTAAGAAGCTTTTTAGACCAACAAGTATGTCTATTCTATTGACATATTTGTAAATAGAATTTCAATAGAATTCTAATAGAGTTTTATAGAGAGTTATTTTTATAGGACAAAAATTGCACAAATGAATTCATTGAACATCTCTAGTAAAATTTAATACTATTCTTGACTTTACAAGCATACCACAACTCTTCAGAGTTTAAGATCAATAATTCTATAGAATTATTGAGATTACAACTCCCGTTTACCACATTAATTGTTGGCTAACGATCTATACAATTTGTACTTTGTACTACGTTCTAACATCATGACTTCTGGTGAAACTTCTTCTAAATTCACTCGCTGTGATCCTCTCAAAGTTGATTTCCTTTTCTACTTCGCTGAGCTGTCGACCACTTGGTTCAGCTCCGAATCCGAACAAGGACCATCAGTTGACAGGCCCATCGCTATTACGTCTTCGATATGGGCTCAAATCGCGGAATGCATCGATGCTGTGAAATACCTTTGGGCTTCAAAACCAGAGGATGATAGGTTCCCTTATACGTTCGATCTCAAACCACATGTTATACCAGAGTCATTCTACGTTTCAGCCAAGACCTGGGCCCAAGCAGCTTGCTTCTTGGAGGAGACATTCGACACCTACTCAACTGAACAATTTGCTGGCTCTTCTGATCTTGTGGAATGGACACTGTTGCGTGCTCATCATGCGCCCGAGACCGTCCAAGAGATGATTAACCATGCCGACTTCCTTTGCCCTGAGTTCTGGACCAAATGGTTCCAATTCGAAACTGGAGCCATCTTCTATGAGTCCATCGACAAGGACTGCCTATTGCCTCTTGCCCAGAGAATGTGGAGGGAACGTCACACCCCAGGCGATTCCCACTCGTTCATAGGATATGACGGACGTCGTTATGCCCGTCGAACCCTTCCGCCTATTACACCCGATCTCAAGGATACAGCTCCTGCTATCTATACGTTTTATATGGAGTGCCGCACAGAAGCCCACCAAGCTCTGAAACCTCAACCCAAACGCCAATGAAAGGCAGCAAACAAATTTTCCATTCACAAATTTTTGATAATGAAAAATTTATTTAGACTCATCTAAACAAATTTTTGATAATGAAAAATTTATTTAGACTCATCTAAACAAATTTTTGATAATGAAAAATTTATTTAGATTAAATTACGGTCTTTCAATTAAGCTCCTTGATGAACTTTCTCCATTCAGAATTCAAAATGGATCTCTCAAATAAAATTGAAAAAATTAATGTCTGCAAACAATTATTTAATCATGTATTAGTTTTTGATAAAAAATATGGAAGATTTCACATTGGAAACTTGGAATCAAATACCGAAATTATTAGACCTACATAAAAAGTTTTTGCCACCAAATATTTTTGAAGCCTACAAGCTTCTTATGTTAAGAGGGGCAACTTTGCTATTCAAGAAAGATGTTATTGATCTATTTCTTCTCACGGAGCGCGTAAATATTAGTGTACAAGAAATCTTAAAATTTGCTGTGGAATCGGGTAATGCCCAGAGTTTCAAGTATATTTTTGAAACTTATGCTGAATTCAATTTTTGCTATCTAGATACATTACTAGAAAATGCAATCAACCCTCGTGTTATGGAAATTCTCGAATACATTGCACAATGCCCAAGATTAAATTCTGATTACAAATATCAAATATTAACCAATGCGTGTAATAGATATTGTAAATATGATGCGTACCATGATTGTTTTATTAAAATCCTCAAAATATTTTTACCACAACTTGAAAATTATGACTTGGGTAATTTATTTTACCACTTAATGGGGTATTTCACAATGGATATTTTAAAACTTTTGTTGTCAGGTGCGAAAACTGTTAATCACTATGAAATAATAAAATCTTTTATGAGTAATGCATCAAAAAAAAGAATTGCATTTAATATGTTCAAACGATTTATTTGGTGAAGCCTTTTTAAAATTTCTTCAGTGTAAAGGAAAATTTTTTACGGATCACGAAATTAATTCTTATGCATACACATATGCATTAGTTTATGATCAAAATTATTTGTCGGATATCCATAAATTTTGGATTCGTTATGATTCTGGTATTAAATTAATGGTTAGTACTTCATACTGGATTAGATCCAAAAAAAAATTTTACGAACACTATCAAAAAATTTGTAAAAATCCAAAAGATACGTGCACTCCACTAATAGCTCATCAGTGCATGTTGAATAATCAATATGCTCAATTCATAAAAACAAAATCGTGTCAGAAATCCGAATTGAAATTTACTTTGATGAAAAGTATTTTGAGGCCCACAAGTATGACAATTCTATTGTCATATTTGTAAATTCATACTTATTCTCATTACATTCGAACAAGTATGGATTTAAGCAGGCCGCAATTGCAGAATGGGAGTTATTTGATCAACAAACTACAAGTTTTTTTATCAAAACAAGTCCGTTTTAAAATTGTTAGCGAAAAATCCTATTAAATAGCCACTATTCCTGTAAAAAATTGCATAGAAAACTATTGGTTTAAAAAATATTTCCATTTTTGGATCAATGTCATGGGTAAGGATACCGAAACTGAAAAACCAGGTAAAAGCAAATTTTTGGAATTCCAGATTCTAGATTGGCATAATCACGATGAACGTGATGAAGATGATAATGATTTGGAAAATTATGTAATAACATTGTTTGGAAGAACTTCCGATGATAAAGATGTTTCATTGAAAATTGTTGATTATGAACCACATTTTTTTGTAAAAGTTCCAAATGATTGGGTTCAGCATCATGTTGATTTTTTTATCACATCTTTAAAGCGCAAGATTTCATCAATTTGTAAGAACGATCCCAGTAATGAAATCGATATGTCTAAAATGTTTAAGGCAGCCAAAATAGAAAGATATTATGATGCAACAGAATTTGACAATGAAACTTTGAGTAAATTTGTCAGATTATCTTTTCGATCAAAGGCCGCTTTTACAATGTTCGCCAATATTTTAGCTAAACCGTTGGTTGTGAGTGGAATTTCTAAAAATCCGATTTTGTTTAAGAGATATCAATCCAATTTGGAACCTCACTTGAAATTTATGCATGAAAATGACATTGCACCGTGCGGTTGGTTAAAACTAAAAGATTATGATTTGGAAGATGATAAATCTTATTCTACTTGTAATTATTCTTACACAATCGACCATAAAAATGTTACACCACATCCAGAACGTGCAACAGAAATGGCACCATTAAAAATTATGGGTTATGATATTGAGGTAATTTCTGAAGACGAACATTTTCCTCAAAGTAGAAGACCTGGTGATAAAGTTGTTCAAATTGGTCTAACTCTTTACAGATATGGTTCCATGGAGTGTTATGAACAACATATTTTGACTTTACACAAGTGTAAACCTATTAGAGGAGCACATTTAGAATGCCATGAAACTGAAAAAAGTTTGTTTAGAGGATGGGCTCGAAAGATTCGTGAACTTGGACCAGATGTGATAACTGGTTATTATACAACTGGTTTTGATGACAATTATATTTATGAAAGAATCAAACGTTTAGACAAATTGGATGCAAAAGCCAAAGGTGTAAATGTTGAAGCTCTCACAAACAAATTTGAAGACGAAATTTCGGAAATTTTGGGCAAGTTGAACAACAAAGAATTTGTTGAATCTGGTAGAGCAAAATGTCAGACCGCTTTTACAGTTCACAATTTGAGTTCAAGTGCACTTGGTGATAACATATTATCCTATTACAAGATTCCTGGAATTGTTCATATTGATATGCTCAAGGTTATCCAAAAAGATCATAAATTAGATGGTTACAAATTGGATAATGTTTCAGCAACATTTATTAATGAGAAAGTCACATATACCAACACTGGTAAAACTGAATTTTCTGATGAAGATATCAATCCAGATCAAATTTACAAAGTTTCATTATTCACTCCAAGTACAAAAGCATTAGAAGTTGGTTCTTATGTTCAAATTATGATAAAAGATTTGTACAGTCAAAATCCTCTAAAGGAACATACTAAATATCCTGTTACAGCTGTAGATAGCGTAAAACAAATTACATTGGATGATGGAAGTACTAAACCAGCAAAATCTCAACAAATTCAGATTGAAATGCCAGGTTCAGATGTTCTTATCATGAGAGAAGCGATCTTGGAAGCATCCGAAGATAAAAATCTTAAAATTTATTGGACTTTTGCGAAGGACGATATGCCCTATCACATGATTTCAAAAGGTTTTAATGAACAAGATCCTGAAATCATTAGAAAATCTGCAAAGTATTGTTTGAAGGATTGCAAGTTGGTCAATTTGTTAATTGCAAAGTTGGAAACTATGGCGAGTCACATGGCTATGGCCAATGTTTGCAGTGTTCCATTTTCCTACCTCTTTACCAGAGGTCAAGGAGTTAAAGCTTTTTCACTTTTGTATAAGGAAGCAGCATCCATGGGTTATTTGTTCCCAGTTATTCGTAATAATAACAAAGATGCTACTGGTGATGACGAAGAAGGATATGAAGGAGCAACTGTTATTAATCCCAAACCTGGTGTTTATGTTAGTCCTGTCGCAGTTTTGGATTTCAATTCACTTTATCCTAGTTCCATGATGGAACGTAATCTTTCACATGAATCTCAAGTAATGAATCCAAAATATGATAATCTTCCAGGATATATCTATCATGATATTAATATTGTTCTCAAAAATGATAAAGGTAGAATTCGACGTAATCCAGACGGAACACCTATGACAAAACACAACAGATTTGCTCAAAAGATTGTTACGCAAGCACATGTTGATGAAGTTATGAAACCATTTGTGCAAAAAGGTGCAAATGATTTAGCAGCTCTTGAAACTATTATTAAAGCCGACAAGGTTGCATTTACGGATAAATTGAGAATAGCTTGTAAAAATGTAACCAAAAGGATGTCTTACAAAGAAGTTATGTCAGATGCAGATAAAGATGCACTAAAAGCCAAACTTGACATGTACAATGCAAAGCAATATTTGGATGATATTGACAAAGGATACATAATTGAAAATCAAAAACATGTAAATAAAACGACTTACGATATTGAATGGAAAAAGAGGTTCAATAATTCCAAAGGTCATATTGTAAAATATGCGATCCTTCCACGTATTTTGGCTGGTCTTTTAGGTAAAAGAAAAGAGACAAATGCTAGACTTGCTGAAGAAGAAGATCCATTTGTTGCAAAAATTCTCAACTGTTCACAATTAGCTTTCAAAGTCACAGCCAATTCTTTATATGGACAAACTGGTGCAAAGACTTCTCCAATGAAGAGAATGGAAATTGCTGAATCCACAACATGTATTGGCAGAGAATGTTTACATAAAGCCAAAGCTATCATCGAAAGAGAACTTCCAGGCTCAGAAGTTATTTACGGTGATACTGATTCGATTTTCATTAATTTCCATATCAAGGACAAAAATGGAAATGACAGAGCTGATAAGTTTGCCTTGATAGAAACCTTGAAATTAGCAAAGATTGGAGCTAAGATTATTAATGATAATATGCCCAGACCTCAAAACATCGCTTATGAAAAGACTTTCTGGCCATTTGTTTTGATTACCAAAAAGAAATATGCTGGTATGAAATATGAAAATGATCCGGATTCATGTTATTTGGCATATATGGGTATTGTATTGAAAAGAAGAGACAATGCTCCAATTGTAAAAATTGTTGTTGGTGGAATTTTGGATCATATTTTGAGAAACAGAAATGTGGATATGGCTATTCAATATACAAAAGAAACGCTCACAAAATTAATGTCTGGAGGATATCGTATGGATAAATTTATTACATCCAAAACATTAAAAGCAGGATATGATGGTCCAGCAAAGCCCAAGGGCGGAGGTATAGGTTATAGTAATCCAGATGCTGCAGCTCATGTAGTTTTAGCAAAAAGAATGGCAATTAGAGATCCTGGTAATAAGCCTTCAGCTAATGATCGTATTCCATATGTATTTGTAGTTGTTGATCCCAAAAAGAAGCTCCGTAAAAACAAAAGTGGTGGAATTATCCAAGGAGAACTGGTTGAACATCCTGATTATGTTATGAACAATAACTTGAAAATAGATTATCTGCATTATCTTGAACGCCAAATTATTATTCCAGCATCACAAATTTTGAATCTAATGATTTCCGTTAGAGAAACAGAAAACTTGTTCGATACTTTTGTTCACGCTGAAAAGAATAAGAGAATTGGTGCACAATCCATGGCAAAATGGATTACCATTCCTCAAATGTATGACAGAAGCAGTGGCACTCATTCAAATGCTATCAACAAAGATGGTAAGATTGAAATTTCAGGTGGATCCATGGGACACTTTACAAAAGGAAAGAAAGGTGTTGGTCAGAGTATGGAAAAATGGTTATTACAAGCCGCCTCAAACAAATCTTCAAATAAAAATGAAGAATCTGATGATATGATCGATCTGGAAATAGAAATCGATCTTTAAAACTGTTTTGTTCAATCACTAAGTAATCCTGTGTAATACGCTTCGCCTATTAGTGTAATACGCTTTGCTATTAGGTCAATTTACTATCTAATTAATTAGATAACAAATTAGTGTAATACGCTTTGCTATTAGCCTAATTTGTTATCTAATTAATTAGATAACAAATTAGTGTAATACGCTCTGCTATTAGGTCAATCTACTATCTAGTTAGATAGTAAATTGCCGTAATACTGATCCAATGAATTGTAATGATCACTTACATAACCTCCGCTTGCATCCCAAACAAAGCTTTTTTGATCCAAAGCCCAAGGATTATCTAAACCTAAACCCAAGCCTGAAAATCCTTCAGTTCTAACAACAGGAGGTGCTCCTCCAGCTCCCAAGCTTCCTGCAGGAGCAGTTGCAGGAGGATTTACAGTTACAGTAGGAGCATTTGAAGGTCTAACTGTTGTGACAGTCGTAGTTGTAGTTCCTGGAGTTCCTTGCGTGCCAGCGGGTCCTTGAGTCAAAGGAATAGTTCCATAAGGAGTGTTGTTGGGAAGAACAACAGTGGTTGTAGGTCTGGTCCATTGGTAAATGAGGAAACCAATAAGGAGCAATCCTAAGATTATTACTACATACCATATTGTAGAACTTCCTGCTCCTCCAACTAAACCCGCAGCTGAAGCAGCTGATGCAGCTTGACCTTGTGGAGATTTTTTCAAATAAACAATTCCTCCAATCAAGGCAATGATCGCAACAATGATTAACAAAATCATTAAAATGCGTCCAGAACCTCTTCCAAACAGTGCTTCCCAAACACTTCCACCTTCAGCTTCAGCTTTAGCTTTTGTTGCAACATTTGTTGTTGTGGCACTTAATGCATTAATCACACACATATCTTTGACAGTGGCATTTTGTGCGATAATAAAGTCACATGTTCTAATTTTTCCACCATCCCATGATGCTAAATTTGTAGAACTTGCACCGGCGCATTCATTTTCCACTTTATTTTTTAATTCGGTCGCAAGGACTGATGAATTACTGCTGTTTGATAAACCTAATCCGGCTTTTGCATTTGCTGACAATTCTGATACTTGTTGTGCTAATGTATCTACTGTTGCACCTATTTGACAGCTAGCATCAACATTTGTGGCTTGTGTTATACTTACCCTTGAACCTGAAGGACATGTTTGCCCAGCAGGAACATCAATGTCAAGATTTTTTATGTTAGTAACATTTTGAGCGTGTGTTGGACTACATCTTGAGTTGATTTCATTCGTGACACTTTGCGTAATAGTGCTACTATTTCTAGATTGTGATCCACCCATATTTTCGCTTTAAACTATATATTGAAAAGATAACTTTGGTGCAAATTAGTTATTCTTTGAAATCAAATTTTAACTAAAATTTAGTCATAACGCCCACCTAACATTTGTTTTTCCTCAGAATCAAATAAATGAGATTTTGTACGCTTTTCTTCATAATCAGACAAGAAATCTGCTTTTGTGATTAAATCGTCGTCATCGTCATAATCTGTAATACGATGCTGC